GGTAAGGAAATATCTCACGTAAAAGGTACACGCTGTACTAAAGTTAAGTGTCCCAGTTGTGGTTCATCGATGGTAGGAAAGAGTCTCAAAGAAAATAAATCTCTAATTATTAAAGTACTCAGCCACAGCATTCAAAAAAGTGAACCTTCTATTTTAATTAATGATTCTATTTTAATTAATGCCCCTAAATTTGAAAAGAAAATAAAAGTAGATAATTTATTATTAACGCATTGTCATAAATCCAATTTAGAAGGAATGAATAAAATTAAAACTAAAAATGTATATGTATTAGATAACCATAAACATCTTCATTTTTTACAATCTCACATTGAAGAATACCTAGAAGAATTTAATTTACAAAAGATTAAGGAATATAAGGTAGTAGAAATTAGTGGTTTAGAAGTTGTTCCCATTATGGTAGAGCACCAAGTTCAGAAAATATATGGTAGAGAGTGTTTAGGATTTATTTTTAATAAAAAAGTAGCATATATATCACCTTGTTATACGGTACCTAAAAAATCAATGGAATTTTTAAAGGGAATAGACGTATTAATTATAGATGGCGGCTACAAGTACAAGAAATTTTACCAGGATCATAAATCAATATACGATACTTTAAAAGAATTTAAGAGTTATGGTATTAAGAATATTTATTTTTTAGGTACTTTTAAAGGTTATAAAATTAAGGGTATTTTAAAAGAAACGAAAGTAAAGATAGATACATTATTTAAAGGCGATATATTAAAAATAAATATATAAAAAATATATTAAATAATAGTTTCTTTATTTTAAATACATATAAAAAGTGAATTATGGGGGAAAAATGGAACCGGTTAAATTTGAATTTTTTACCAATAAGTTAGAATTTGGTGCATTATCAAAAGGTCAGGGTAAAACAGATGAAAAATTTTACGTACGTGGTTATGCTTCCACCCCTGATTTAGATAGACAAGATGAATTAATTACTTGGGAAGCACTTAAAAAAGTTGAAAGTGATTTACTTAAAAATAGTACATTATTTTTTGATCATAATTATAGTAAACCTATTGGAAGAGTAGTAAAAAGTAAGGTAGATGAGGTAGGTTTATTTATTGAAGCATATATTTCAAAAACTCAACCTGATATTCGTACCTTAATTGAAGAGGGTATTTTAAATAGATTTTCTATAGGTGGAAAAATTTTAGAAATGGAACAGGCACCTGATTTAGGAAAAGGTGCTGCAAGAGTTTTAGATTTAGAATTATTTGAAGTATCTTTAGTAGGGGTACCTGCTAATGCAGAAGCTAAAGTAACTGATTACATTAAAAAAGCAATAAGTGACGCAAGAAAAAAAGAAATAAAGGGGGAAGAAGTGGCTGACAAGGCAAAGAAAATTGAGAAAGAAGAAAAACCCGAAGATTTAGTAGAAAAAACTACTGAGGAAGAAATTAGTTTAGTTACATCGGTTAAAGGTACTTTAAAACAGATTTTAGATACCGTTACTAAACAGGATGCAGTTGAAAGTTATAAGCCTACCATTTATATATCTTCAGAAGAATTTAGTAAAGTAAATAAAATGGAAATAGGTGACAAAGTTAAAATGGAAATTATAGGGAAGGTTAAATATTTATCTGAAGATGAAACTTCTAAATATGTATCTATTGAATTAAGTGATATTGATTTTATAGCTAAAAAATTAGAAGTTGAAAAGAAAGAAGACAAACCTGAGGAAAAGAAAGAAGACAAACCTGAGGAAAAGAAAGAAGACAAACCTGAGGAAAAGACAAACCTGAGGAAAAGAAAGAAGACAAACCTGAGGAAAAGAAAGAAGACAAACCTGAGGAAAAGAAAGAAGACAAACCTGAGGAAAAGAAAGAAGACAAACCTGAGGAAACGGTTTCTAAAAGAAAAGGAGTTCAGTCAGAAGAAAAAGAAGATGATGAAAATGCATTAATAATTAAAAAACTTGAAGGTAAATCGGTAAATCAAATTATAAATGATGATACATTATTTGATGCCTTACCAGAAGATATTCAGGAAGAAATTAAAAAACAATATAAATTAAGTTTTATAAACTAATAAAGGTTTAATAGAAAATATATTACGGGGAGGTGTAATAGAATGTTAAATAAAGAACTCAAACTAAAACTCTTAAAAGGTTTACTAGTTCCGGACGCAGTAGAAACTGAAGGTTCAGCTCAAGCTACTGGATTATTGCCGAAACCTATTGCCGCTGAGATGATTAAAGTTATTGAGGAAACTAATTGGATGCGCAAGATTTTTCGTACCATAAAAGTTCCTGCGAGGACATTAACTATTCCTACAGTTACTTTAGATTATTCTGGTGTTTTACAGGCAAAAACAGGTTACGCACCATCTGGTTTGTCTAACACAGAACCATCAGTAGGTAGTATTCTTTTAGAGCCCGGTAAATTAGCAGCTAAGGGAGCACTTCAGATTGATGATATTAATGATTCTTCAGTTGATGTTATTGATTTGTTACTTCAGAATTTTGCCATTGCTTTTGGTAGGGCTGAGGAAAGAGCTATGTTATTAGGTACTGAAAGGGATAGGACTAAGACTGCTTTATTGTCAATCTTTTTAGGACTTTATACTATAGCGGCTGATTACTCAACTACTACTGCAGTAACATATAATCCTGCAACTGCTTATGCTGTTGCTGATTGTCTTAGTACGGCTATTAAAGAACTTGGAGTATACGGTAGAAATAAAGGTGATTTAGTATTAATTGGTTCACCTGATTTCTGTGATTATATGCGAAAAGATAAGTCTTTAAGGGATAATATGTATGGTAGTGCTGAGGTTATTAGAAAAGGGGAATTACCTAAAGTTTTTGGTATCGATATTTTAGAAACCACTTACTTAGACGGTCAAGGACAGGGTAGTAATAAAGCTTGTGCTATATTGTTACCTAAAACTGAGGCCTTAATTGGTGACAAACGCCAGTTTAAAGTAACACCCGATGCTGATCCTGCTTCAGATGCGATGAATTATTATGCGTACGAATCTGTGGACTTCCGTCTACAGCATATGACAGGTTCAAACTATGATGCAATTTGCTTAATCGACCAAGTATCATAAAAATGTAAAAATATGGGGAGCTAACAATTTTTTGTTAGCTCTCAATTTACTATGTTTAGTAAAATAAGGTATAAATAATATGCTTCCAAAAGGATTCAAATTTTCAGAAGAATCAAAATTAAAAATGAGTATATCCCACAAAGGTCATGTACACACCGAAGAACAAAAACTCAAAATAAGTAATTCAAGTAAAGGAAAACACCTTTCCAAAGAATCAAAATTAAAAATTAGTGCGGCTAAAAAAGGAAAACCTTCTAATCGTAAAGGTGTAATTCTTTCTGAAGAAACTAGAAGAAAAATGAGTAACGCTCAAAAGGGTAGAATTTCTAATCGTAAAGGTATACCACATACCGAAGAACATAAATTAAGAATAGGTTTAGGAAATAAAGGTAAACACCATTCTGAAGAAACTAAAAAGAAATTTAGTTTAATACATGGGGGTACAGGTATACCATATGAAAATACAGAATATGGTGCAGAATTTGATAATCAACTTAAAGAACAAGTAAGATTTAGGGATAAATATACTTGTCAAATATGCGGGTGTTCTCAATTAGAAAACGGGAGACAATTAGACGTACATCACAAAGACTATGATAAATTAAATAATACTTTAAATAATTTAATATCTTTATGTCATAGTTGTCATAGTAAAACAAATAGTAACAGGGAATATTGGGAAATTTACTTTAAAATTAAATTAACAAATTTCAATAGGGCATTGTAATGCTAAAACTACAGGTCGCACTCGATATTTATTACAAGAGTAATAATAAATTAATTAGTCAAACTACTTCAACAGTAACTACACCCTTTAATGCTCACCCCTATGCACTCATTTATGCAAGTCATATCTTTAATAAGGAATATCAAGTAAAATTAATTAATAAATTAATCATTTCTAATTTTGTAATAATATATTATTGTGATAAACTACCCGATAAACCAATAATACATAAAAATATAATTTACATATTATCCCCCTGGAGATATTTTGATACCAATACTATTCAAGACGTTAATTTATTTAGTTGTGTTTCAGGCACAGGTAGAAAAGGAAAAGTAATAGCTAATCAATATGCAAGAAAATTTCACAAACTCTTAATATATAATGTTGAAGATATACAAAAAGTAACTAAACAAATTATAGAACGTAAAAAAGAAAAAATCACTATTTTATTTGATACTATATACCAGTGTTCCGATAGAGGTTTAGGCGATATTTTAATGACTACGGCTATTTTAGAAGGGTTAAAGAAAAAATTTAATGCAGATATCACATATGTTTGTAAACCAAGGGCAGTACCCTTATTAGAATATAACCCAACTATTTCAAAGGTAATTACCAAGTATGAAGACGCTGACGTAATGAATTATACATATCATTTACCACTTATTCGGCACACTGAAAATTATAAATTGGATAGAAACCGACAAAATAGATATGATTCTATGCAAGAATTGTTTATGGTAAAGTTAATTGACCAAGATAAGCACCCAAAAATTTATTTAACAGGTACTGAATTAGAATGGGGTAATATGCATATTCCCAAAGAGAAATATAAAATTAAAATTGGTATAAATATAGAAGCTACTGCCCCTTCAAGGAGATGGCTATATACTTATTTATTAGATTTAATAAAGTTATTAAATACAAGTTCTAAATATAATTTTGAAATATATTTATTTGGTCAGGGGAAATTCATTCCTATTGATAATAGATTACCCGCATATGTACATAATTATGTAGGTAAAACTACTTTAAGACAAATGATTGCACTTACGTATAGAATGGATATTGTATTAGCAGCAGATTCATTATATGGACATATTGCAGCAGCCTTTGACATACCTTCCGTAATATTATATACAGTAATTCCAGCAGAGTGGAGAAATAAGTATTATCGAAGTATAGGCGTACAGGGTAAAACTAAATGTTGCCCCTGCATTGATTTTCAGTTTGTTAAAAGAGAAGATTATACGTTATGTGATAGGTATAATATACCACCATGTACTAAAACTATTACGCCCAATATAGTACTAAAAAATATATATTTAAGTATGAAAAAATATAAAGTAGGTAAAAAATGAAACCAAAAAGAGTATTAATTTTACACCCAAATAATGACTATAATTCAGGTGATTTACTTACATATTGGGGGGCAAAGCATTTGCTCACTAAAGCTCTTCAAGGTGCTCAAAATTTAGATATTGTACAATTTGACATGATAAGAGCACATGATACCGAGCCTAAAACCTATATTAAGGAATATGGTTGGGGGGATATAGACATAATCGTTTTAGCAGGCTCCCCTTGGATATGGAACACCTGTGATAAGAGTAAAAAATATAAATTATTAATGGATGCTCTTAAGAGATGGCCCAAAGCTAAAGTTGTAGGTTTAGGAATAGGTAGCTGTTTTAGCAATGAAGTTTATAGAAATATGAGACAAGATGAGGTGGATAGATACTTTTTCAATGACCCTACTAGAAAACAACGTTTACGTGATATCTACAAAAGGTTTAATTACATACTGGTAAGAGATAGTTTTGCTAAATATATTTTAGAAAGATGTAATATAAAATCAACTTATTCTTATGATACTAGTATTTTTGCACATCATAGATTTGGAAAAATTAAATATAAAGGTCAAAGGAAGAAAAGAGCTTTATTTTTTTATAAGCCGGACGACGGTATATCTAAAAATTGTTTAAACTTTAAAGCTAGTGAGTATACTCAGTTTCAATTAGATTGGGCTAAAAAATATAATGCAGATATTTATTGTAACGGTGTGGGGGAAAAGATTTTTTTAGAAGGTAGAGGTATTAAAGCGTCCTTTTCAGTAGATTTAGATTTTTTATCTAGTAAATTTACAGAATATAACGATTTATTATCTGGTAGAGTGCATATGGCAATATTAGGTTTTATGGCAAGCATACCTAATATCACATTACTACCTATAGATACTAGATTTATGACAGCATTGAAGTTTGGCATCTCTTTAAGGTTCGTGGGTAGTTCTTTTAATTATGCACCTGTTAAAGTATCCTCAGCTATTTGGAAGGATATCAATAAAGAAGAAGGAAAAATTATCAGGGGGATTAGAGATGCGATTGAATGAAAAAACTTTAATCTTGAAATATTTAACAAAGGATATAACACCTGAGAACGGTATG